TAATTACCCCAGACGACCTGTTGATACCACCTGATAACGTTGTTCTATGATCATATTCAAAACTATACGATGGAAGAACTTCTTGTCTACGGGCAATGTCTTTACTGAGGTTGATCTCACTACATGCAAAACTAATTTGATTGTTGGTGAGAATGGTGCAGGTAAGTCTACCATTCTTGATGCTCTTACGTTCTCTTTGTTCGGCAAACCGTTTCGTAAGATCAACAAACCGATGCTGGTGAACAGTATCAATGAAAAAGATTGTATTACTGAAATTGAGTTCAGCATCGGAAAGAATGAGTTCAAAGTTGTCCGAGGTATCAAACCAAATAAGTTTGAGATCTACAACAACGGACAACTTTGGAACCAAGAATCTACGCTCGTAGATCAGCAGAAGAACTTCGAGCAGAACGTTCTTAAGATGAACTATAAATCTTTTACACAAATTGTAGTCCTGGGTTCATCGACGTTCGTTCCGTTCATGCGTCTTCCTGTTGCACAGAGACGTGAGATCATTGAAGATATTTTAGACATCCAAATCTTCTCCACGATGAACGTGCTTCTCAAGGATAAGATCCGAGACAATCGCGATGAGATCAAGGAGTTTGATTATCAAGTTGACTTGATCAAAGAGAAGATTGGTATCCAAAAAAGTTATCTTCTTGAACTAGACAAAAAGAACAAAGCAGATATCTCTAAGAAAGAAGATAAAATTGCTGAACTTTTAGAAGATGAAAACAAACAACATGTTTCTATTAAAGAAACAAATGATGTTATCGAACAACTCAACGCCCAGATCGCTGAGTATTCTACATCTTCAGACAAACTTAAGAAACTAAACACATTTCTTATCAAACTTAGTTCAAAGTTGCAGACATGTCAGAAAGAACATGACTTCTTTGAGAAGAACCATGTATGTCCGACATGCACACAAGATCTTTCTGACGAGTTCAGAACAGATAAAATCTCATCTGGTAAGACTAAACTAGATGAGATGACGATAGGATACAATGATCTCTTGTCTGCTATCGGTGAGGAAGAGAGACGTTTCCATAAGTGGAATGACATCTCTACCGAAATCACTGAGAACAATCAAAAGATCTCACAAGCAAACTTTCAAATCAATTCGATTCGTAAGTCTATTGTAGATATCGAAAAGGAGATCAAAGACCTAGAGTCTGGTGGCGGGGACAAGAAAGAAGCGTTCACTAAACTGGAGACACTAGTTGAGGAGAAAAAAGAACTCAGTCTTCAGTTGGTGGAGTCCAAGCAAGATAAAGACATGTTAAGTGTTGCCGCTGGATTGCTCAAAGACAACGGTATCAAGACTAGAATAATTAAGAAGTATCTGCCTGTGATGAACAAGCTGATCAATCAGTATCTTCAGGGTATGGACTTCTACGTTAACTTTACTCTTGACGAGAACTTTGAAGAAACAATCAAGTCGCGATTCCGAGATCATTTCTCCTATGCTTCTTTCAGTGAAGGAGAGAAAGCTCGTATTGATATTGCTCTGCTGCTTACTTGGCGAAGCATTGCTAAACTTAAGAATAGCGTCGATACTAACCTCCTTATTCTAGATGAGATCTTTGACGGATCACTTGACCAGCAGGGAGGGAGCGATCTTGGTTGGATCCTCAGAAACTTTGATGATAGTATTTCGGTGTTCGTCATCTCCCATAAGGAACAGATGAACGACAAGTATGACAGAACTCTCAACGTGGAGAAGGTCAAGAACTACTCGGTCATCCGAGAGACAATCAGCAAACTGGACTAAGGGTGCCTTCGGGCACCCTTTTTTTGTATATACTAGTGGCATCAACGCAAGAGAGACATGCTGACCCAAGAGATCAAAGGTAACCTTGCCCGCCTGCTGGCAACCGAGAACCTTGTGGTAGAGCACAAGAGTGTGTCCACTGCATCCTTCAATGTGGATGACCGTGTGCTGACCTTACCCAACTGGGAGAAAGCATCCAACGTTGTCTATGATCTGCTGGTCGGTCATGAAGTTGGTCATGCTCTCTACACTCCTGTGTGGGACAACTTTTCTTGCCCTCGCGACTATGTGAACGTTACTGAAGATGCACGTATCGAGAAGTTGATGAAACGTCGCTACCCTGGTCTGCGAAAGACATTCTATGGTGGTTACAGTGAACTGAATGCACAAGATTTCTTTGGTATCGCAACCGAGGATCTTGATACCTTGCTCTTTATTGACCGTGTAAACCTTCACTTTAAGATTGGCACCGCTGGTGTCTTAATCAACTTCCTCCCCGAAGAGCAAGAACTGGTTGATGAGTGTGCTGCAGCAGAGACCTTCGATGAAGCAGTTGCAGTAGCAGAGAAGATGTGGGAACTTGCCAAGGAACAGCAGAAAGAACTGGAGAAGATGGCAAACGTTCCTCAGTCTGGTGGTGATGGTGGTTCTGATGAGTCTGAAACCCTAGGTAACGATGACGAAGAACCTGAGCAGCAAAGCGAAGAAGGTGGTGAAGGTTCTCCTGATGGAGAAGAAGACTTTGAAGAAGAGAGCGACGAAGAAGTCCCTGGTTCTTCTGGTGGTGACATCAGCGAGTCACAAACTCAGGAAGCATTTGACCGTGCTACTGAAGGTCTGAACAATCGTTATAGTGGTGGTCGCAACACCTATGTTGACATCCCTCAGTTCAATCCTGATGACTTTGTTGTTGACTGGACTACCATTCATGACTGGATTGATGAGTGCTCTTGTGAAGAGTATGACTATAGTTTTGCTGATACAGAATACAACTCTTTCAAGAAGTCTATCCAGAAAGAAGTAAACTATCTCGTCAAAGAGTTTGAGTGCAAGAAGTCTGCCGATGCATACTCCCGTGCAATGACTTCACGCACTGGTGTTCTGGATACAACTAAACTGCACACCTACAAATACAACGAAGATCTGTTCAAGAAAGTCACTATCATTCCTGAGGGTAAAAACCATGGAATGCTCTTCATTCTTGACTGGTCTGGTTCTATGGGTGGCGTCATGCATCCTACTATCAAGCAACTCCTTACCCTGACTATGTTCTGTAAGAAAGTTGGTATTCCCTTTGAGGTTTATGCATTCTCTAACGAGTGGATTCCTGCAGAACGTGCTATTGCTGGTAAGTCTCCTGAGATTAGCAATGATGAATACTATGCTTACAAGCAAGACCTTGTGAAGAATCAGATCTATGTCAATAAGTCCTTCTTCCGTATGATGAACATCCTGTCGTCTCGTTCTAACGCCAAGAACTTTGATCGTCAGTGCCGTAACATCTGGCGTGAAGTGTTCTCTATGTCATATTATGTTTCCTACCAGGGCACCATTGGTATGGGTCTGTCTGGCACTCCTTTGAACGAGTCTATCTTGGTGATGAAAGATATCATCCCTCAGTTCAAGAAGTCTACTGGTGTCAACAAAGTCAACCTGATGATCCTGACTGATGGTGATGCCTGTGGAACTGGTTATGGTGCTGAAGTAATTTCATATGATGGTGAGACTACTCGCATGACAGTCCGTCGCATCGATGGTGGTGATGTGATTCTTCGTGATCGTAAGATCGGTCGCATGTATGCCAGAAACAATGGTTTCACTGAGACCACTAATCTCTTCATTGATAACCTGAAAGAGAACAATCCTGGTGTCAACGTCATGGGATTCCGTATTGTTGAGTCCAGTGGTCTGACTACTTTCTATCATCGCTACTGCCACAACGACTACGATTCTCAGCAGAAACTGCAGAAGCAGTGGAAGAAAGAAAAGTCTGCTGTGCTCCCAAACCCTGTCTCCTACGATGCTTTGTATGCTATCCATGCCAAGGCAACCAATGTAGAAGACACTGAACTGGATGTTGATGCTGGTGCTAGCAAGACTCAGGTGCGATCTGCTTTCCGTAAGATGTTGTCAAAGAAACAAAACAATAAGAAAATCCTCAACTCGTTTATCTCCCTAATCTCTTGACATGGGAGATATATACCCTTATAATTGAATCCTGGAAAACAAGTATTTTTTGATTTAAAAATGAGCAAAGTATCTAAACTTCAATACGTTAACAAAGACTTTTCGCTAAGGAATCGTGATGCAACAGCACTGCGAATCTCTCTACTTGCCTGGCGTGACAACTATGCTTCCTTGAAACGTGGTGAGATTTCTGAAAAAGAAAACTTTACCAATGTAAAGAGTAACGTTCGTAGAGAGTATCCTGAGTTTACTCCAGATCAACTTCGTTTGGCACAGGATAACATTTGTGAGTGGTTTAGTAAGAACAAGCATCTCCCTGAGTTTGATCCTTTTCGTGCTCGTTTTCCTAAAATCTTTGATGAGCAACCGTTTAAACAAACAGAGACCTTGTTTGATACAGTAGAAACTGTTGCAGAACAAGCACCTGAGGAGGTTGAGACCGTCCGTCACTACCAGCAGATGGGTGCAAAACAGATTGAAACCCCTTCTGGTTTCAAGATCCAGTTCTGAAACTGGTCCAGACCGTCCCGACAGGGGCGGTTTTTTTGTATATAATATGTGCATACAACACAAGGGATCCGATGCCTGCCAAGTCTGACCTGACCACCACCCAACTTACTTCTTATCTGTCCGAAAACTTCGGGAGCGATATCAATGCCGATCACATTCGTTCTGCTTGTGACCACTTTGGGGTTACTTATCCTACTGCTGTTAAGCGCATTCGTGATTACAACGTGGGTCGTGGTAAGTGGAACCTTACTGTCCAAGAGAAACTGGAGCAGACTTATCAAGCACCTGCTGCAGCACCGATTCGTGTTACCGCTCAGGAAGAATGCAATCTGATCCCTGACAAGGATGACACTTTCGTCCCGTTCGGTAACTTCACTGATGTGAAGAAGATCATCAACTCTGGTATCTTCTACCCTGTGTTCATCACTGGTCTGTCAGGAAACGGTAAGACCTTTGGTGTTGAACAGGCATGTGCTGCTCTAAATAAGGAAATCATTCGTGTGAACATCACCATTGAAACCGACGAGGATGATCTTATTGGTGGTTTCCGTCTTGTTGATGGGGAAACTGTTTGGCATAATGGTCCTGTCGTCGAAGCTCTTCAACGCGGAGCTGTGCTGCTTCTAGACGAGATCGACCTGGCATCTAACAAGATCATGTGTCTCCAGTCCATCCTTGAAGGCAAGGGTGTTTACCTGAAGAAGACTGGTCGCACTGTGCAACCTGCTCCTGGTTTCAACATCATCGCTACTGCCAACACCAAGGGCAAGGGTTCTGATGATGGTCGCTTTATCGGCACTAACGTTCTCAACGAAGCATTCCTTGAGCGTTTCGCCTTGACCTTCGAGCAAGACTATCCGACTCCTAAGGTTGAGACCAAGATCCTTGAGCGTCTGTGCAGCAAGGTTGGGGTGACAGATGATGAGTTCTGTGCTAAACTTGCAGACTGGGCAGATGTCATCCGTAAAACTTTTGACGACGGTGGCATCGATGAGGTAATCTCTACCCGTCGCTTGTCTCACATCATCCGTGCTTATGCAATCTTTGGTGATCGCCTCAAGGCAATCAAGGTTTGCACCAATCGCTTTGATGAAGAGACCAAGCAATCTTTCATTGAACTTTATGGCAAACTTGACGCAGACGTTGACACTGAATCCAACGATGACTGAAGATAAATTTCACGGTTACATCGGACACGTCGCAATCCTGAAAGATTGCGACTACAAGTCTGGTAAAATTATCGGAGGACAGGGCATCCGACTTTTCATGCAAGCAATTGACGGAACCGTCTTTGAATGCTATCATGACAACATTGAGTATATCTGGGGTAAATGACTTTCAAATATAATGAAGACGCTCTCATCCAAGAGCTACGTGACTACATTGCCAGCACATACAATCAACACTATTCTGCTGGTAACGACAAGATTCAGACACTGGATCTGATTGAATCTGTTGGCGATGCTGAAGCATTCTGCCGCAGTAACATCCTGAAGTATGCTTCTCGCTACGATAAGAAAGGCACTGCACGACGTGACATCATCAAGATTCTCCACTATGCACTGCTGCTTCTCCACTTCAGCGACAAGACCTCTGTTACCGAAACCTACAATCAATGAGCAAAGTATTTCTTTCTAACCAAACGCTTCAGGTTCTGAAGAACTATTCAACCATCAACAGTTCTATCCTCATCCGTGAAGGTAATGAACTGAAGACCATCAGCGTCGGGGAGAATGCAATCGCACAATATACTTGTGAAGAATCGTTCCCTCAAACCTTTGGTATCTACGATCTGAACCAGTTTCTTGCTGGTCTGTCACTGTTCGAGAGTCCGACTCTTGAGTTCAACAATCAAGAATACGTTTACATTCGTGGACGTGGACGTTCTGCTAAGTATTACTTTTCAGATCCTGAGATCACTCTCAAGTCTGCACCTAATAAAGATGTTAACTTTCCTGGTGCTGACATCCAGTTCAGTTTGACTCAAGAAGACTTGAGTGGTTTGCAGAAAGCAGCAAACATCTACAGTCTTCCTGATCTAGTCTTTCGTTCTGACAGTGGTGAGATTGCACTGGAACTTCGTGACAATGAGAATGACACCAGCAATGGTTACTCTCAAACTGTGGTGGGAGACACCACTGGCGATTATGAACTGACGATCAAGGTTGAAAACATTCGCCTTCACCCTGGTGACTATTCAGTCAAGGTGTCCAAGCACTTGATTTCTGAATGGAAGCATCAGAATCTTGACCTCACTTATTATATTGCACTCGAACCTTGATGAAAAAATTCCTTTGGGTAGAACAGTATCGTCCTCAAAAGATCGACGATTGTATTCTGCCTGCTAATATCAAAAAAGCATTCAAAGGTTTTGTTGAAAAAGGAGAGATCCCCAATCTTCTCCTTACTGGCACCGCTGGTGTTGGTAAGACCACCATCGCCAAAGCAGTCTGTGATGAGATCGGTGCGTCCTATATTGTGATCAATGGTTCCGACGAGGGACGCTTCCTAGACACTGTTCGCAACCGTGTCCGTCAGTTTGCCACCACTGTCTCACTGACCTCTGGAGCGCCCCACAAGGTCGTTATCATCGATGAGGCAGACAACACCACCCCTGACGTGCAACTGTCTCTCAGAACCGCTGTAGAGGAGTTCCACAACAACTGTCGCTTCATCTTCACCTGCAACTTCCAGAACAAGATCATTGAACCGCTGCACTCCCGTTGCACGGTCGTTGACTTCCGAATCC